GCCAAGAGAGTAAAGCCAAAGAGTCAGAAGCAACAAGATGAGTTAGATGAGATGTTAAGGAATCAGAACAGAACTGCTCAGTGGTTTAGAAGAGTAGAGAATGTAAGACGTGGTCTTCTTGTGTCTCAGATAGCAACTGCTGCCAGAAACTTAGAGTCAGGTCTACTCCGTACTCCTGTAGAAGCATTAAATAATATAATAGAAACAGCCACTATGGATATAGCCAATGGTAATTTCTTTAGTGGTAAGAATAGATTAATAAAGAAAACTACATGGACTGATAGCTTTGCAGGTATGCGATACATATACTCTGACAGAAAGACAGCAAAAGAATTTACAGATATTTTATTAGGTGATCCTGATAATCCTGATCTGGTAGCCCATCCAAAGCTACAAGATTTTTCTGACAGAATGTTTAACACAATTAACGAGATACAACTAGCCACAGGTAGAGGTAGTGACACTACATTTGATAAGCTTATATCAAAGGCAGAAGATTTTACACAGTTACTTAATAGACCAAATCGTTGGCAAGACTTTATGCTAAGACGTGGTATATTTATGGGTGAAGCACAACGTCTGTTCAGAGATAAGTGGGATATAGATCTAATAGAGGTGCTAAACGGTGGCAGACTAGATGATCTGATGAATGATGCTAGAGATCTTAATCCTACTTTCAAGGTGGTAGACGGTAAAGATCAATTAGGTATAACAGCAACAGAGATATTTGCAGAAGCTACTGAAAGAGCCTTAGATTTAACTTATGCTAACCCACCTGAGTCACCATTTGGTAAAGCTTTTGCTAACTTCATAACAAAAAACAATCTTACAGTAATCATACCGTTCCCTAGATTTATGGCAAAGAGTATGGAACTTATGGCTGAGAACTCTGTAGGTGCTTTCCTGCCTTGGACAAGAAGAATATATGGTCTTACAGGATATGGAGCAAAGAGACTTGGAGATAAGTTCACTCCAAGAGAGCATCGCATGATAGCACGTAATGCAACAGGTGCATTGGGTGTTATGGCTGCATCAATGATGTTACAAGAGACTGACCAACAAGGAGAGGACTATAAACTTGTACCTGTAGGTGACGGTACAGTTCTGGATGTAACACCACTGTTTCCTCTTAGGCAGTTCTTCTTCTTGGGCAAAATATTAAATGAATACTATAGAGCTTCTGAGCAGACTGATTGGCTATCAGGTGGTAAAGAAGCATTCTTTCAGACATTTGATAGAAGAGAGTGGGCTGAGACATTCCTAGGAACTAGCTTCAGAACTGGTGTGGCAGGTAATCTGGTAGATGAAGCTGCATCTTTGTTCAATGAGCAGGACTTAACCAACGATGAATGGTGGGGAAGAAACTCAGGACAGATATTAGGAGATTACTTATCTACATTTGCTGTGCCTTTGAATCAGGTGCTAGATACACAAAGAGCATTAGGCATGAGAGGGGTTGCATACAAAGAGACAGCCAAAGATCCTGAGATTGTGAGTGGCACAGATGCATTCATAGAGGGCTTTGTTAAGCCATTTAGAAAGTATGATCCTTTTGGAGCAGTGGTAGACGAGAGTGCATTGCCTAAAAAAGAAGATCCTTTTCAAGAGGAAAGAAGACGTGTTGCACCACTAGCCAAGGTTGCATTAGGTCTTAACATGTACACTGCTGATAGTGAAGAGGGTAAAAAATTAAAGTCTTTGGGATTTGATAAGTGGGATGTGAGTAGTAGATCTAGAATACCAACTGTAAGAAACTTTGAGAACAAGTCAATTAGAGAGAACTTACCATCCATAGTAGAGGAAGCCACTGAACTAGAAGCATTATGGGGTAACATGTATGATGCTAATCAGAGAGAGCTATCTCAGATAGGTGGTGGTAGAATACTTGGGCTGATAGATACAGGTATCAGCAAAGAAAAATACATAAAAGATAATGTGAAGAAATATATTAAAGATCAGATAGATCTTTTTAGAAATCCAACTGATAGTCTCGTGGCACTAGATGATCCACAAAAGATATTAGAGTATCAGTCTATGACTGACTACAGAAGACTATCAAAGAATCAGAGGTCAAAGGGATGGTTTAGATTTGTGGAAGAAGAGGAAAGATCTCCCTTTGATTTTTCAAGTGAATATCTAGAGAGACAGTTTCCTGATCTTGAGAATTTTAGTGAAGATGATAGACAGCAAGCTTTGAAGAATCTAAAGCTACAAGACCTACAATTACTTTTTCTCTATGGGAAAGAGTCTCCGTAGTTTTTTTAGAGACTCACTGATATCTTTTAAGCTGTTCTCACACTCTCTTAGTCTGTAGTTCATCTCTGTCAGAAGTTCGAACATTGTTCTTGGCTCTTTGCTTCGTTTGTCCATGAAAGCTTTTGCTTCTTTTTCTAATTCCATCTCTTCCTCTATGTATGTTATCATAATAGGCTGTATTAAAGCCACGTTCCCACTCTCTATATAACATAGTGTCGGAACTATAGGGGTTGCGAATCTTTCCATAAACAAATGCATCGTAACCTTTCATCCACTGTATCTTCAGTGGTGCATCATGTTTACCTAATCCTCTTTCCTTTCTAGATAAGTGTCTCATACTAAGCTCCTATGTCCACTATCTCACAACTGTCACCAGAACAGGCAAAGGTCTGAGAAGAATTAGTGTTATCTTCTTTTTCATAATCCGTAAATTTATCCCAATCAATATGAGTGAACTTACTGCTAAAATCATTGTATACAGCTTCTGTGCAATCCTGATATGGTGCTTGCTGATAAGTATGATCGGAGTGTGGTAGAAAAGAAACACCTGACATCTCGTCAAAATGTTTAAATACAAATGCTCCTACTTCCATCCATTCTTCATCACGCACTGATACAGTAACAGAAGGTTTATGCTCACACCAATGTCTCTGATAGACAAGCCACATCTCTAGCTGTTCGATAGCTGTCATGTCATTTCTAACTACAGACTTCTTTGGTGACTTCATAGGAAAGCTAAACACAGTTTGTGTGTCAGGCTTCATAAAGTCTGGTTCGTTAGGTATCTTACTGTCAATCATGAACTGTGTGAGAGGATCTTTATTATCACCACGCACAGTCCTAACGTAAAAAGAGCTATGACGAGGGTGTATACCACTGCTTGAGTCAACAAGTTGCGATACTGTTCCACTTGGTTTGACACACGTAATTGCTGTGCTTTGTGGAATACTGAAGATAGCTGACCATTCTTTGTTTGTTTCAACAGCAACTTCTCTGAGTGCTGTGAGGGTTTTTTCAAGCCCATGTTTTCTCCCATTTGTTAATTCATTATCCATAATACCTGTAAGGCTAACACCAAGAAGTCTTTCTTCTTCTGTGTTTTTCTGCCATATCTTTCTAAGGTATGGAAACTTAGTAAGAGTAGACTGTGCTGTGCCAAGTATAGTGGCAAGCATAACCTTTCTCTTTAGATCATCAAACCTATCTTTCTCTCGTACTACAACTTCAGTAAGGTTGCAGAACTGGTAGGGTCTAAGAATAATTTCACTGCAAGGATTACAACCAAAGTCATGATTTGGATCTCTTCTACCAAACTTACTTGCCTGTTCCTTGGCTGATAGCCTGTTAAATATACCACGTTCTCCTGATTTAGATTCTACAAGAGATGCCCACTCTCTCAGGAATGTTTCTCCATCTGGCTTGGCTGTATAAACAACAGAGTTATTTGATAGTGCCATCTGTGGTGCAGTCTCCCACCACTTACCTGACTTAGCATGTCTCATGCGTCCATCAGATAGATTAGATAAACTAATCATGGCAGATCTACGTACACCACCAGAGACTACAACTTCCCCAACCTTACACATTAGATTATGACAGTCGTAGCTAGATAATTTACGTCCTTCATTGTGACGGAATAGTGCTACTGTAAAGTTAAATAAATCTATAAGAGGTGCAGGACCACTAGCTCTACCACCAAATACTTTGAGCCTAGCACCTGCAGGTCTTACCTTAGACATATCCCATACAGGAACTTCACCCATATACAAGTGTCCTATCAGCTTGCGTAAAGATCTTGCCCATCCTTCTTTACTGTCTTGTACCTGTATACATGTATCAACATGATCTAGCTTCTGTGGTATCTCTGGTAATTGATCTACGTATTGTCTCTCAACAGAAAAGCCTACACCTGTACCACATAATAATATATACATAGCTTCATCAAAAGCTTTTGGGTCATCGACAGGAAGATAACTACAGTTGTACCCTGCTGTGTTATCTCTTTCTAAAGCAACTCCTGCTGTCATCAAAGCTCTCATGGAAGGCATAACTTCTAGCTTAGTTATAGCATCTTTTATCTGTACCAAAGGAAGATATCCCTTAACTTTCTGTGACATGTACGATACATATCTATCTACAGTTTCTTCCCATGTCTCTCTTCTGTTCTCTTCATCAATCCATCTAGCATATCTAGATATTGCAATAAATTTTTGATAATCATTCATGTTTATTCTCCATTGTTATTCTTATGTGTTTTACTTTTAGCCCATCAATATCGTAGATAAACTCCTCTAGTGCTTCTTTTATTTCTTGAGTAGGATCACCATCAGCAGGTACAGGATAATCATCCTCATCAACATTAAGAGTGAGGTATACTTTAACAACCATCACTATAGTCAGTTAGTCCTTCAAGAAGATCAACTTGATCTGAGTCTGTTTTCTTCTTGATCTCAATAAGTCTGCTGAGATACCACTGTGCTTTCTCTAAGTCTTGCACACCATTCTTGTATCGGTATCTCCAAAGATACTTAATAATATTACCCTGCAAATAATACTCATATCCTTCACCTGTAGCTGACTGAATAGCTTCTATGCACTCCACACCATACTTGTTGTAGTGTGGTGGATTGTTTACCATATCTTTATCCTTACAGTTCATTTCCCATTTTGCCATATCATGCACTCCCATTTAGTTTCTCTTTCATTGCTCTGAAGTCTAC